ATGGTTTTATCAGGGGAAAACTCAGAAGTTGCAAAGGTTAAGGCGTCAATGGCGAACTCAGAATCAGCCCTTGTGTGGAAAAGCGTTTCTCCGTCTGTAAAGAAATAAACGCCATTTATCCACACACAATCAATTGGTGCGCCTAGATCTGGATCGATAAACTCTGTCAAGGTTGCACCGTCATAAAGCCAAAATCGATTATTTGATAATATGCCCTGGGTAGTGAAAGAATAGGGTAGACTTGTTTGTCTGTCGCCTGGAATGATGCCTATGATCGAAGTAGTGCCATCTGTATTGATATTGATGGCATTCGTTCCTGATATTCTAATATGATTGCGTTGGCGATCATTAAAGATAGCACCTCGGTCTACTCCTTCACCGGTTGCAAATAGCGTCAATCCTGGATGTGAAAGAATATAGCCTTGATCGCCTTTGATGTCTCGTTCGACCATGACATAGTTGACAATCAGGTCATCTCGGTAATCAACGTTACTATCTGATTTATCGCCTAACGAGATGGGAATTCTCATAAACTTTCGTTATTGATAACGTTAAACTCAATCGTTCTAACGTCAGCATTGTTAGGCGTACTGATTGAAGTGACAATTGAGATCGTAACTGTTTCAGCGCCAGAATCAATTGATTTTAGCTCGTAATAGATTTCAGTCGCGCTGTTTTGTATTTGGCTGCTTAATATTTGCAGTCCGCTAGTGGCTTTGATTGCATAGCTTAGGATCGTTTCTCCATCATCAAGCCATGATGCCCAGGTGGCGATATAATCCTGGACAACATTAAGTTGAATCGACTCAGTATCGCAGGAAATAGGCGCTGATCGTTTTGTACGATAAAAGCGATTCAATTGATTGTAATTTCTTGCATTTCCAGATCCAAGAGGCTGCCTGGCTGGATAGCTAACTTGATTGACTCTAGCTGATGATGAATAAGCCGATGACATAGCCGCCGAAGCTTGATTTGATAGAAGACTACCAACAACATCTTTACCAAAATCAGCCGCTAGCCGCATGGCTAGATTGGTTGATATCATTTGATTGTATTTCATCGGAATGCCGCTAACTGTAGCAGGATCGGGATCGCCCTCATACGCAAAATTGATGCAGATGTTCCTAGCTTCTATCTCCGCTGCCATATCTTCAAGCGTTTCTAACGCAAGTCGATTGTCATCAGGCGATTGATTTTTGACTATTCCATTTATCTTAAGGTGAGAGAAAGCGCGGTTTATATGCTCGCCCTTAGTCTTGATTGGCATCCGTCAACGCCTCTAATCGACACTTTAGCTTGTCCTTACCCATCCTGCCATAACCTTTGATCCCAGCAAGCTTAGCCAACTCTTTAAGCTCAACCAATTCAGGATCTTCAACCTCTTCGGTAACTGACCAACCTTGATCTAACTGGTAATACATTTCACTCGGTTCGAATTTCTTTGATTTGCCATCTTTAAATAATATTACTGACATTGTGACCTCGTTAAAAAAAGCCCCCGTGAAGGGGCTAAGTGGGTTTAGAAACTAGTAGCAACACCAGCCATTTGTGGATTAGCAACGGTGATACCGTACCATGTAAACAATCGATATCTAAAGTTTAAAGTTGCGATGTCGCCATCATAAAGAATATACATTGTTTGCCCGTTCTTCATGTTTGCGCTGGCTACTTTTGATCCACCAAACTCAGCAAACAAGCTTGCTGGGATAGTGCCGGTCATAACCTCGACCGCTGATTTATCAAAGAAGATATTAGCCTTTGCAGTAGCGCCAATATTGACTGAACTAATAGCCGCCGCATTCGCGATAACAACATCCGTGTTAGCGTAAGCCAACTCTAAACTAGACAATGCACCGTCTACAGCGGCGATAGGTTTAGGATAGACTCGTAAAGTGTTAGCGGATGGATGCCCTACTACCGTAAAGGTTTTCAATCGATTAGTGCTTGTTTTGTCTTCTCTACCAACCGCGTTTACACCTGCGAACGTGACCTTATCGCCAATCGCAAAATAGCCACGAGCCGTACCAGTTCCAGCGCCAACGCCGGTTGCTGTAAATACTACACCGATAGTGCTAGCGGAAGCGCCAATTAATGTAAAATCAGTTGTTCCTACTGTTAATATTTCATAAGTTTCGCCAACAACGAACGCGCCAGCGGTCAAACCTGTTGCATCTAGCGGAATATCTGCGTAACGGTAATCAACGTTAGTCACAACGCCGGTAGTCGCATCAACTGAACCGCCATCTGGTGCAAAAGTTTGCGCGCCGTTAACGGTTGTATTAGCGACAACTCCATTCACGTTGGGTAAGAATGAGCCTGTATAAACATCAAACTCGGCTACGTTAGAGCCTATCTGACCGGTTCTCCATGTATCTGCTGGACGACCTTTGATTGTTTCACGGCTTGCTAGATCTTTAGAGTATTTAAGAGTGTCGCGGTCGTTCAATACAAATGAACAACTAGTTTTCATGCCCTGCTCTTCGTTTAACATTGCCTGACCTTCGGCGATGAAATCATAACCAGAGGTTGCGTTAGAGCGATAATGTAACGAGCCTTGATTGACAATCGCGGTTGCAATCGCCTTGTTTAGCTCGGACGCTTGGCGCTGTCCTGACACCTTGCCGCGTTCTATCCAGTATTGCATATCACGCAAATCATCAGCCCTTTGAACTACAAAATCATTTGACGGTGTGCCAAGAATCCTAGGATAAGTCTCTTGGATGATATCAGTCTCTAATCCTGTTAAATCAAAGCCTGAAATGATTGGAGCGTGTTGCTGTACTTTGCCCCATACGAAGTTATCAGAGTTCTGCATAGCCGCCGCATCTGGTTCGATACGGCTGCATAAATCTAATAACATATCTTGTTTTTCGTGGGTCTCCACGGCGTTCTCAAGTAACGCTTCTACAATTTTTAATGTACTAGCCATCGTTTAATTCCTACCAATTAATAGTAGATTCGCCTCTATCCTTTGCTGCTCTCTTTAGTCTGATCCGCTCAGATACATCCTCTGATTTATCATACTGTTTCTTAAATGATGACATTTTTTTACTATCACCTTTCAATTTAGCCGCTGGTTTTGGCGCACTACTTCGTTTACGAGTTGGCTTGATAGTTTTAAGCTGTAGTTGACCTAGATATATCCCTGCTTGTATGCCAGACGGATCGCGGGTTAAGCTATCCTTTAATCCTGACAGAGCCGCACTATTATTACCTAGATGAAACCATACCTTTTCACTACCTTCGCCACTATTGTGCAAATGCCCTATAAGTTGATCGGCAATCACTTCGCCTCGCCCTGGTATTACTTGATCAAGCATATTTCTGATTGCTTTCTCACCGGACTGATAGGCTTCTTCTGTTACCTTGCCGCTGTTAATTAAATCTGCGGCTTTCTCATAATGAGCATTTACTGATACGTTTAACTGTTCTTGAGCTAAGCTGGCTTGATGCTCTTGATTATTGGCTTGCTGCGTAGATTGTAATTTGCTATCAATCTTTGCTTCATACCATTGATCTAAGGCATTGTTGTGCAAGTCTTCATCATAATCAAAATCTTCAAGCTTGGGTCTGGTTGATACCGTTGGCTCTTGTGGTTTCGGTTGAGATAACTGCTCAACTTTGCGTCTTAACTCTTCAAGTTCAGTATTGGATTCTTTTAAATCCGCCTTTAATGCTTTTGCTTTCAACCGTAAAGTCTTGGCTGCTGCATTTGGCACGAATCCAGTTTTGCCACTGTCGCCTTTTTGCCATTCTTCGAGTTCTTCACTTTCTTCTGAGTCGTTTTCTGACTCGTCCGTATCTTCACTTTCGTCCTGCTCGTCCTCGACCGCTTCATCGGTGACTTCAACCTCAATAGGTTCTTCTGTCTCTGGTTCGGTTTCGGCTGGCTCTTCGTTCAGTTCAAGCGCTTTCTCGTCTTCGGCAGCGTTTAAAGCCTTTAATTCGACTAAGGTCATTGTGGTCAATTTTTTATCCTCGTAATTGAAACGATAGCTATAGAATTCTGTCTATATACAGTTGATACATATAGTCCTGTATCGGGGACGGTTATAGTTTAACACTATAAAGTTATTCATTCAATCTATGCTCTATTCCTAAGCGCCTGGCCTGTCACTTTATTGGCATCTCGCATTGCTTTATAACTTTGAGCGCCTTTTAAATTGATATCAGCACCAGCAACTTGAGCTTTGATTTGAACCTCCGCTCGTTTAGTTTCGGCGTTATATTGATCAACTTGTGCGCTCATCTGCTTAGTCTGAGCGTCCATTTGTTGGGCTTGAGCTTTACCTATCTCAGCTTGAGCCGCCACCATCATCGCTTGGTCTTGCTGTTGGTTTTGCTGTTGTTGTTGGGCTTGCTGTAACATTTGCTTTTCTTCATCAGTTTCCGGCGGCTTTATGCCTTGTAAGATCAGTTCCTTACGGGCGTAATCGCGCATATCTTGAAACATGACGCCCTCTGATAAAGTCCAATATTGCAACATAAGAATCTGCCGCATTGGATCATCGGACGGTGTGCCGTTGATCATTTCTTTTAGCTCTTCGCGGTTCTGCTCTTTAAGTGTTTGATAAGATTGTCCAACATCTGCGTAAACTTCAAACGCCATGTTCTTAACGTTGTTATTAACGACTAGCTGTAATGTTTTAGGATCAATCTCTTCTTCATTGATCATAGTTGTTGTGCGAGTGCCGTCTGGCTTAGTCAAGCTCACTTCCGCCTCAACGTCTCTAATCACCGCGGTCATAGCTGCATAGACTTCGCCCTCGCGTCTAAGCGCGGTCTTGAGGTTATGCTGATAAGTGTGTGACTGTTGATCTAAACGCTTCTGTAATTGACTCAACGCCTTACCCGATAAATCAGTATCAGCGATGCTGTCTGGTAAATCTGAGCCAGCTACATCACCTATCGCTCTGGCTGATAAATCGATGGAAGCGATTAACGCCTGCGGCATTTTCTGCTCTGGAAGATCAGCAACTTGTCCGATCGGCAGGTCTTCGCCTTTAATGTCTTTTCTGT